GCCCTCGCCCCCTTCTTGAGATCTTCATCTTTAATTGAAAATCCAAATAGTTGCGCCATTCCAAATATAGAGTATTAACCGTTGCTACTATTTAGACGATTTAAAATCAAGCACCTACGGACTGACTTGTAAGGTCGCCACTTCCAACAGAGAAGTTCTTACCGCCTACATCCATATACTGATATTGGAACTCAACGTCAAACTCTTCAATCTGATCGTTGCTATCATAAGCAAGGTTAATTGCACCAACATTAGTTGGCCAAGCACCAACTAATCTGTACTCTCTAAGTACATCTGTGGTTGCATCCTTTGCTTTTTGTTGAACAATCATGTCACAGAAATAGTTTCCGTTTCCACCGATTGCACCAAAATCTAATGTACCAATGTTTTCATCAGTTTTGTTACCAGCGTTAATCCACAACTCAAATGCTTTTCTGAGATTGAAATCTTTTGTGTTGTAGAATGTTGCTGTCCATGCTTCAAAGGTTCTATCACCAGGGATCTTCAGGAAGCGTCCTCTGAAAGGAACTTCAATTAATCCCTGAGTGCTAGCAGGAAGTTGTGCTGATCTGCACAGGAACGAAGATTGATCCTGCAAAGTGTTACCGCCAACAGCAGTAACAATTTCACCAGGGAAATTGATAACTACGTTGAACAGGTTGGGGCGGACGCCGCCCCTTAAAGTATTTTTAAAATCTTCGATTTTGCGTGTTGCTGCCATTTTTTTAAGTTCTCCCGTTGTTTATTTAGTAACTACCAATGATCATCTAGCGATGACTTCAGAGAAGTCGATACCAGTTCTAGTAGCAGTAAATGTGAGAGTAATGAAGTTGATAGAACGGGCAGGTTGAATATAAATTTCTGCAACAAATTCATTGTTGTCAATGACGTTTGCAGTGTTGTTTGTCTCGTCGCAAACAACTAAGAAGTCGGTGATGCCTCTTCTTGACTGTACATCGCGGAGGAATGGTTCAACGATTGCTCTGAAAACACCTCTTGTGGTTTCGTCGTTGATTTCAAACAGTTGTGCTTTTGCTGCTTCCTCAATTGCTCTCTCAACAACAAGGAACAGTTTGCGAACGTTAATTCTATCAAACGCCGATGGAGTTGACAGTGCTGTCTTATCACCAAAGAGAACTGCACCTTGACCTGGGAAGGTTACGATAGGATTGATTCTATTCGCATAGAGTTCATCTCTATCTGCTTTGCCTGGATTCCAAGCAAGTTTTGCCAGATTGCGGATACCACCTCTAGAGAAACCAGCAGGTGAGAACCATGCTTCATTTCTAATAGTAGTATCTGCGACAAGACCAGCAACGTCGGTATTGCAAGGAATATACTTATAAACGTCGTTCCAACGATCATAAACATACTTGTAATTTCCATCAATGACAAGATATGAATTGCTAGCAACATCTGAGAAGAAGTCCTTCAGGTTTCTAGTAATTTGAGAACTTGCGATTTGAGTTCCGTCAGCAGAAACAATATTTGAAATATGTGCAGAACCGAATGCAATACAGTCCTTTCTCTCAGCAGCAATAGATGCAATCTTATTCAGTTTTGATTTGGTGTCCTCTTCAGTCAAACCTGAAGGACCCATCAGAATATAATCAATAGTGATGTTTTCTACATCTCTAAAGATATCGTATCCAGCGTTCAGATCTCCAACTGAAACCTCATATCCACTACCAGTGCTTGAGTAGTTTACGCCATTTGCAAGAGCGTATGATTTTGTACCTTTTGGTTTAAATCCTAATGGCGCTGTCTTTGTTTGATATTCATACAGAGTGTCTCCTGCATAAACATAAGCAGAACCTTCGGAAACAATTCTCTTATAGAAGTTTGCTCCGCCCTGTGCTCCTCTACCATCAGTTGCTTTAGAAGCATATCTGAAAGTTTCGAGAACAGTATCTTTAGCACCACTTACAGTTCCATCTACGTCAACGATTGCAACGTGAACTGCATCATAGACATTCATAGAACCATAGAACTCTTCTCCGTCTGCAGTTGCTTTTGGTCTTGCGGCAACAGAATTCCACTTAACAGATGAACCAGGATAGAGACGTGCCTCTAAGTACCACTCTTCACCATTGGATACACTTTCAACAACGCTAGTTCCTGAAGTACCAATGGTTACTGAATCTGCAGCAGCAAACAGTTGACCAGCAGATGGTGTGTTAACATAAGAGTCATCTGCTACATCTAAAATTACAATATGTACCAGAGTTTGACCAGCAGCATTTGCTCCTACTTCAAGAACCTCTCCTTTCTTTTGACCAACACTTACAAAATCTCCAGATGCAATATTTGAAGCAGTACCAGGAGAACCTGCAGTAAGGGTCAATGTTTGTTGAGGACCGTAGTCAACGGTGCAAACTCTCAGTCCATTTGCCCAGGTTCCTGCTGTTCTACCTGCATACAACCAACCAGAAGTGTTTCCACTATAGGATGCTTCATAAACTTCGTTATTAGCAATCTTGATTGGATCTGCAGAAATAGCTGAAGTTGCTGTTGCAACTACGCCAGGAGGTGGTTCAACTGGGTTTAAGTTTGAGAATCCAGTGTAATCACCAAAGTTAGTAACAGTGACACCAGTTACAACACCTGCAGGACTTACATCCAGAGTGCCAGAGAATGGAGTGTTTGCAGTACCACCACTGACGTTCAATGTATAAGTTGCTTCGTCATCATAATTTGTACCACCAGAAACAACAGAAACTTCGAGTCCAGTTGGAGCACTAAGTGTGATTGTTGGAGCAGAAGTATAATTTTCTCCACCAGTGATTGAGATGGAAGTAACTACACCGTTAGTAATTACTGGAGTAGCAACAACAGTTGCTGGGTCTCCACCACCACCAGTTACGGTGACAGTTGGTGCAGATGAATAACCAGAACCACCGTCAGTAACGGTTAAGTTTCCAGTCAATGCACCAGCAGCAACGTTTGCCCCAGACGCAGTTGCCGTTGCGGTGCTTCCTTGTGCAGCACTTAAAATGCAAGTATCGCCAACAGCAGCAATTGTTACAGCAGGAGCAGATTGATAACCGTTACCAGATTGGGTAACAACAATAGCAGTAACTCTTCCTTCTGCATCAAGAACTGCAGTTCCCTGTGCTTGGGTTCCGCCAGCAGGAGGAGCAGCAAAAGTAACTGCAGGAGCAATTACATACTTACCATTTGTTTGTGCATTGGTTACTGTTACTGAAGAAACAGAGTTGCCCTGTCTTGCTACAGCGTTTTTGAGGTCGGCATCATCAGCTCTTACAACTGAAAGGGTGCCGCCATAGTTTAAATAGTTAACAGCAGAAAGAAAATAATCTGCATTGTACTGATTGGGTTCACCAAATGCAGAGATTAAACCTGCTTCTGAATCGATGGTAATTGGTGATCCAAGTTCGCCCTTTGCAAAAGGACCAACAAAAGCAGCGACGTTTGCGTTTGCAATACTTGCCCTTCCGTTTGTAAGATCCTTTTCTCTAATAACAACGCCTGGTGAGCGTAAAGTTGCCATCTGTGTCTCCTAACAAATATGTCGAATTGTCTAAGATTATTTATTATTTCGGCACTTTCAAATGGGGAAACAATGCATGAACACACTACCAGTCAGGGTATTCCCACCTACCACTGTCCGCTTTTCTAGCATTGAGTATTCGTTTTTTTGTGCATTGTTTGCACTCATATGAATATGCAGATGGGAATCCTTTTTTGTTTTTACGAACCAAATAAAAATCAGTAAGCAAATCTTTTTCTACACCACATGCTCTACATTTTCTTTCATTGAAGAGTAAATGTCCCAGATCAAACTCTTCATCAAATTCCATCATCTGTACTCCCACATATAATTTAAATCTCCATACTCACTAGTTTCACCTTGGAAATATCCATTACCATTTTCTGCCATATACCAAACATTACCATCACTATCAATTGATTCGTAGTCAGTTAGACCATCATCAATAAATCCAAACGGTGCCATGTCTTGATCAATTTGATTCTTCTGCTCTTCATACAATCTTTTGCGAACGTCATTGTCCGTCATCTCTTTGAAATAATCTTGAGCAACCAACCAAGCAAAGATAACCAGACACATTGCAAGGTCATCATTACATCCTTCCTCTGCTTCAAAGGACTGTTTCTTTTGAATAAATGTGGTTAGTTCTGATATGATTTCATAATCATTGATAAGCAGTTTATCTGCTTCAATCAATTGTTTGAGGTTAGAGCAACCAATTTTCTTAACTGTTGTACTGGTCTTGACTCCAAGTTGTGTTTTAGATCCAGAGAATCCCTGACCAACCAATTGACCAGCACGACCCCTCATAGCACACATGAGAAGATTCTCGTTCTCAAGATCATACTGTAAGATTGATGCTACCTGATCTCCAATATCATTTACCTCAACCAAGATAAATGCTTTATTGTAATTAATAGCAACCTGATGAATAATGTTTGGGAACAACATTGGTTTAATATCATTGTTCCTATAGACACCTACCACTTTATATGGTACAGTGGTAATATCATATAAAATGAAAGCAGAGTAGTCATTATTAGTTCCACGAGACACGTCAACCGTCATGAGATACTCATGCTCTGGAATAGGATTCTCGTATATTTTTAATCCTTTGCTGCTTGAGATTGGTTCATCATATGACATGGATCTCAACTTTGCAGCAGAGATTAGTGTGTCAACAGATCCTAAGAACTCACACTCAAACTCTTGTGTGAACTGTCTTAGAGATGTGTTAGCAATCGTTTGTTCTTTCCATGCATCATCACGACCTGGAACTTGTGACCAGTGAACTTCTGTCGTGACATATTCGTTTCTACCAAGTTCGGCATCATGCCATAACTTGTAGAACATGTTCATCCCGTTTGGTGTTGAGATGATGATGACTTTTGTGCTTTTACCAGAAGAAATAGTAGGATAAACAGAGGAAAAGAATTGCTCTGCAATATGGTTTGGAATGAACGCAAACTCATCGAGGAAGATGATGTTAAACGACATACCTCGGACAGCACTTGCAGATGTAGAAGATGCCAATATCTTACTGCCATTTTCAAGCTCCATAGATCCTTTGTTCCATGCAATGATACCCTGCTGCAACCATGTTGGCAAGTTCTCGTATGCAAGTTGTAACCTTCCGAGAAGTTCTCTCGCAGTTGGTGCTTTGTTTGCTAGGATACCAATGTTAACGTTATCATTGAACAAAGCATAGTGCATAAGATATGCTACAACAGTGGTTGACTTACCTGTCTGTCGTGGCAACTTTGCAATATTAAATCTGTTGTTGTGGAAGCGGCGAACCATGTCTTCCTGGAAATCATATAATTTGAAGGGAACGAGACCTTCATCCAGGGAGACAATTTTGCAATAGTTTCTAGCAAAGTAAACTGGATCCGCTTTACACTTTAAATACTCCTGAATCTGCTCTTGGGTAAAGTTGATAGGAACGCCAACTTTTTTTAGATTCGGGTTACCAAGATAAATTTCAGTTTGTTTTAATTTAGTCATTACCATTTAGGGGGTGTATCGGGGCACCTCATGCCAGGTAGAAGTGTTTTCAGTGGCATAAAACAACCACACAGTTTACATTGTTTTGTTTTTTCTTTAAAATGTTCACACTCTGTACAGAGTTTATATTTTTCATCAGAAGTCATAAATTAACAATCCCAAGCTCTCAATGATTTATTTATTCTTGAATTTGGATCACTAGCAGTTTTCTTACTTGTAAGTTTTTTCTTCATCCCACGCATTCGAGCACAGAAGGACTTTCTTCTCTTGTTTCCCTTCTCCTTGCTGGGTGCTTTCAAGTCGCTCCCAGGGTTCTCCCTCTCGTAGGACTTCCTGCCCTTCTCGTTGAGTCCACCTTCTTTGTTCTGACCAGATTTCTTTGTCCATGCTGCACCTTCTTCTAAGTTACAAAATTCTTTAAATGTTAACATATTAGGACTCCTTTAGTAATAAAAGGTCAAATGCTGCTGTATAACGACCGTTGTTTGAACGAGTAGTCATACGAACATCAATATCAGATTTCTCTGGGATACGCTGTGGGAATGAGAAGTCGTAATCATACTGACCACCTACACCAGCAACCTCAAATGAATGAGCAATTCTGAAAGCGTCCTCGCCACCATAACGAATATACATATCACCACTACCATCTGCTGATGCTTGTGCTGTGCAAACACCTCTGTAGAGATATCCAGTTTTGCCAGCAGGAACAGTATAAACTGCCATTTGAGTTTGCTGACGGTTCTCTAAAATTTTAGCGACAACTGTAGTACCAACTTTAATCTCAATGTTACCAACAAGAGGAGTTCCAGTGTATGCTCTAAAAACTCTAATAAATTGATTGGTTGTAGTTACTGTT